GTCAAAGATGTTGAAGATGGAAAGGAATATCCTCTTTCAATTAATTTTAATGATGTTGAGGTTCAATTCGATGAAAACGCCCCCGACAAGAATATCAAGGTGGACGATAAGACGGTTATGGTGATGCAATATCCGATGGCCTCGATCTACGACAACAAAGACTTCAAGGAACGTCTGGCAGCGGAAGGCCTGTTCGAATTAGTTGTAAATTGTGTTGATAAGGTGTTCAGTAACGACGAATATATCGAGATGTCACACTTGGAACTGCGGGATTTTATTGACAGCCTCGACGTAAAGACCTTTCATAAAATTAAGGACTTCCTACTATCAACGCCATCAATTCGCCACTCTCTGAAATATATAAACAGTAATGGCAACGAAAAAATTCTGACCTTTAACTCACTTATGGATTTTTTTTTGTATCTCTAATCCATAATACTCTAAGCGCGTATTATTCGACAAACTTTGCCCTGCGGCACCATCACGGTTATTCTCTGGAAGAAATTGAAAATGAAATACCATTTGAAAGGACTTTAACCCTTCAAATGGTTTCCAAGACTATTCAACAGGCTGATGAAGCAAATAGACTCAATCAGTCTATGTAATCACTTCTTCTTGGTGAGAATCTTCTTGATCCAAGAAGTCTTGTCTCCACCTTCACGCTCCTGACCCGTCTTGTCGTCTGGTCTTATCGAGGCATGAATTGCGTTTGACTTCTTTTCGGGCTTCTTGTCGTTGCCAATATCCTTATCTGATTCGTGGATACTGGCGTGGATACAATTTTTTGTATTGTCTGACATTTTTATTCTCCTTTTTTGTGAGTTCTTAATATATCATTCATATGTCGGTAAGTCAACATTAATCGCCTGATTAATGTCACAACATAAAAATCTGGTGCCGTCGATGACTTCATTTCGAAAACTATGCCAATGACCGAAAATCCACAATTTAGGTTGGTGAATTTCGAGCATCGCCTGAAGCGCCTTTGACGTTCGGTTTGGATAATGGTGTTTGCTCGTCTCCACCGGAAACAATTTAAAATACATGTTTTCAGGGCAGTCGTGCGTCACCATCACTTGAGGCTTCAGTTCCTCATAACGAGAAATCATCCCATAAAGTTCCTGATAGGACAGTTCCTCATCTCCCCACCATGAGACACCGGGTGTGCGATTTTGCCAGTCGATGGAGAAGGCACCACCCATCAGGAACATCCGATGCTTGGGATCGTAGGTGCCATCAGGAATCCATCGCGACGAATTGCGACACGCATGGAGCGAGTCATGATTACCACGGATGAATTTGTGATTCACGGAAATATCCTGCGGATCGGGAATCGGCACAAAACCAGCGCCAAAATCCCCCACCTGAATCGACTCATCACAATCCTGAATAAGCTGCTCCCACGCCTTGGTATCGCCGTGGATATCACCAATAAACCTAATTTTTGACATAAATAAATCCTTACTGTGGACCGTGGCCTATACCACCGTAATTTGTGAACAGTTTTTTAATTCGTTCATCGGGTGGAGACACAGGACCGGCCTCATGCTTCTCCTTTTTGATATCCTTGACACCATCTTTATCATGAGATTTTAGTTCTGTAAAGAGTTTTTGCATGGCGTCTTGAGGTTTCTCATTAGGTTTAGAGGCATCCTTGTTGATAGCCGTCTGATTAATCTGGGCTGCGTAGTTTATAAGGTCTGGCTTTTGAATCAATGAATCTAGGTCGGTGTCTTCTGACTTGTAGAAGTTAGAATCCATCAATTTACTTCCATCATAACCGGCGTCACTTCGACCTTTCATGTTGTCCATTCTACTTCCATCATAACCGGCGTCTTTACGACCTCGCATGTTGTCCAGACTTCCATCATAAAAGGCGTCATCACGGCCTTTCATGTTGTCCATAGAATTAGGTCTTCCTCTTCCCAGCATCTTAGGATCGATTAACTTATGTTGCCATCTCTCGGCATTGGCCTTTATTTCAATAGCTTCTTTTTCGTCATCGTCTCTTGGCTGAAGACCACCCGCTCTATTCTTCATTTCCATAATTCTGTTATTATCAAACATAGAATCATTACGACCCATCATGCCTGCATCACTATCCCGAGAATTGAAACCGCCTAATCTTCCATGCATGTTAAAACGAGGATCATGATTTTCTTTCCATCTATTGGCATTGGCCTTTATTTCGGCAGCTTCTCTCTGATCGTCTGTTGGTTGAATACCCATACGGCCCATCATGCCTGCATCACCGGCCATAGGATTGGAACCACCAAATCTTCCATGCATGTCAGCATGAAGATCATGACCACGATTTCTCATCTGACCAAATCGTTTGTCACCATCAAATCCTGAGTCGTCACGGCCCATCATGCCGTTGACACCATCAGTATGTTGTTCAAGAACTTTACCTACAGAGTAGGCAATATTTTGAGCGGCAGCAACGATGGAAGGATGTGAAGCTTCGGCAGGAGTTTGATCATAATGCTCAGGGTGTTCCTGTCGATATAATGGATTTTGATTTCCATTTAATGGATTACCCTGACTATCTCTTATTGGAGAATAATTCTTGCCTGCGGATTCACCAAAACCATCCCTAGGAAGCCAATGAAGTCTTTCGTTTACTCCCATTTTTTCTCTTATATTATGAAATTGTTCAACAATACCCATTTCTCTTGCACCTGTAGCAGGATTAATTCTATATCCCGCAATAGTTCCTGCATGGTCTAAATGAGCATGGCGTGTCCCCCCTCCCCCACCAGCATATTTGTCGGATTCCGACCCATCTCTATTTAAATGTGTGGAAACAGGTGTTCCAATAGGCAAATCCTTATCGAAGGCATTTTCACCTTTTTTAAATGTCCATTGATGAACATTTGATCCGTCTTGGCCCGACCCTTTTCTGACGCCAACACTTGCCATCGCCAAAGAAACACACTCATCATCCGTTATTAATCCTTTATCACGCATGGCCTTTACGTGGTCTAAGACCTGATCCGATGTCTTTAAATCGTTCACCCCACCACCAGAACCGCCACCAGATTCGTTTCCAATACTTCCCCCGCCCTTAAATCCGGGAGTACCCATACCCTGATCATAGTAATCTTGGGCTCTCTGCATATGTTTTTCAAATGCAGGAACACCGGGACCACCTTCTCTCATTCCTTCAAAATGTGTTTCCCAAGAATGTGCCGAACCTCTGGCGGTAGATTCATTCTTTATATGAGGAATTACATGTTTATACGTTGTTTCTAATTCATGATCCATAAATCCTTCATTGGCTTCATAACTGGAAGGATTTAACTTATGTTCCTTTGACCATTCAAGAAATGCAGTTCTACGTGGTCCTGTCCACTGTGCGTATCCATATCCCGATCCAGTTCCAGAATGACCAATTTCTTGTAGAGTTTTAAAATTACCACTTTCATAACCCATCACACCAACGGGACCAGTCGCCTGTTCTCTGGTCAGACCATATTTTTCCATCATATGCTTTGTGAGTTTATCACCAATAGCGGCACCAGCACCACCAATATGACCACCACCACCAGAACCGCCGCCCGAACCTTGTGTTATTGTGTGATCACCACCACCAGAACCGCCGCCCGAACCTTGTGTTATTGTGTGATCACCACCAAGCTTTCTTCCAAGAATATCAGCCGCGCCTTGGTTTCTCTGAGCATCGACGGTCTGGCCGAATGTTGGTTGTGTTTGATCAGGAGACACAGAATCGACGCCTCCACCGACAGGAAGGGCTACTTGGCCGGTACTTCTCGTGGCGGCAATCTGCTGTTGTGGTGTCTGTATAATATCACCACTCTGAAGCGCCTTGATCTGGCTTTCCTTCTGGGCCTTGTCCTTACTCAGATCATCAATTTCTTTTTGAATCTCTTCCTTACGTTTATCGACGGCAGGATTATGCTTTCCGCTCTTGTCCATCTCATCAAGCTTCTGAACAATCTTCATGAGTGCTTCACGCTGTATTGCAAGATTAGAGTCGTCTTCCTTCACACCGGCCTGTAATTTCTGCGACTGAAGACTATTATAATAATCCTTTAGGTCTTTTGGACTGTCATTTTCATGACCTCCACTCAAAGGAGTATGATTTTCTCCTTTGTTTCCCCAATTAAGAGCAGCAGCCAAACCTCCGCCCATCAGACCAGCAGCCAAAACTCCGCCCATCAGACCTTCACTCAAAAATCCCTTAAGACCTCCTAGAAGTTTACTTCCCCATTGAACGGCCTTGATTTCCATCCCATCCTTGGCAAGGTCTCCAAAACCCCCGCCGCCACCTGAACCTCCACCGCCACCGCCACCGCCAGAACCTCCACCACCCAAAACTAATCTTTCAAGCAGAGAGTTAGTTTTTCTGTTTTCGGTCAGCATGGAGTCAAGAAGAACACCATGGGTCACATTATGCTGATTTATTTGTTCAAAACCAAGTTCAAGCGTATTCACAACGTCTTCGTCGTCTGTACTATTACTACTTTTCTTCCTACGTTCCTGACGAACTTCATCCTTCAGTTCTTTGATTTCTTCGTCGGCCTTCTTCTTGTAGCTAGAAACCAAATCTTGCAGCGCCATGATCTGTGGAAACGCCGCATGTGTGAGATATCTGGCGCTATCGGCCAATAAAGTTCTGAAGGTACTTTCTGCTGCTTGTTCTTGTTCTTGTTCTTGTTCTTGTGCCATGGAATCCCTGAAAAAAATAAATATCTGATACTTTTAATATTTATTCAAGGACCAAAGGCCATGGAATATGATCCCGACGACTCGATTCAGTCGCAACTTTTAAAAGAAACTTGGTTCAAACAATGGCATCTCTTTGCGGCATGGTTATATCTCACCATCATAGCGTTTGATTTTTTGATAGCGCCTATCACCAACGTCGTCATTCTGGCATACTTTAAATACCCCATCATCGCATGGGCTCCGATCACACTTCAAGGTGGTGGAATATTTCACATATCCATGTTGGCTGTTATTGGCGTGGCGACATGGGGCCAGAGTCGCCAGATGGTGGAGCAGATAAGGAACATGCCGGATTATTCTAACTTTGGTGGTGGTTACGGAGGCTATGGAGGCGGTTCACAGATGGAGCAGCAACCATCCCCCAATATGCCGCTAAACCCGCCAGTGGACCCTAAAACCGTGTTACAGGCACCACACCGAGGTATACCCAAAGGATAATAAAAAGGGGAGCCGAAGCCCCCCTTTATCTTTTTCGTAGGATGATTAGGTGTCAAATTAAAAGGGGATGTCGTCCTCGACTGTATTCTTTTTCAGGCTGGAGAAAAATTCATCAGTCTGGTCAGATACAGATTCCTTCTGAATAGACGCAGAGGATTTTGGTTCCGCCGTGGCGAATGACCGAGCCGGTTCGGAAGCCGCCTGAGAAGAGGTAAGGTTCTTACCATTCCATAGGGCAGTATCAAAGCCAACAACGTCATCCAAACGCTTCTTCAGGTCGGCGTAAGGCTTGAAGTTCTTGGGTTCCAGATAGGATTTGATCGACCAAGTTTTATATTGCTCGTAAATCTTCTCTAGCTCTTCATCGGGAGCCAATGGTCCGGGAGGATCGAACGAAGAAGTATTATAGCTCCGTTGCATCCGACCGTCCTTACGCTCCGAAATAATTTCGATGCGAAAGTTGGCACCATCCCACAGGTCGAAAGGATTGATCTTCTTCTTCCCGGCAAACTTCGGGAACATGACAGCCTCAATCTTATCCATCGCCCACTTGCCGAACTTGAACTTGACAACCCGACCGTTGTTTTCAGGATGCACACTATCTTCGATGACATAGAAGTTAGCGACATAATGAATCTTGCGGGATTGGTGCGTGGCCTGCTGACGGTTAGGATGGGTCTTGGCCACCTTGTCGTCATTCGCGCCGGGAACCGAGTTCCAAAGCTTCTTATTGAATTCCATGACAGGATCGGCACCCTCGTCCAATGTGAACAGGCAGTTTTCGATATACCACTTAGAAGTGGTCTTGTCCTGAAACTCGTGGCTCCACCAACGGGCGAAATCCAGATCGTCTGGTGTGATACGGGGAAGGAAACGACCAACAGCAAACCCGTTGCCGTTCTTGTCTACACTAGGATACCATTCGTTTGGATCAGACTCAAATGTCTTCTTTTCCAGCTTGGTAACGTCTTCTTCTAGCTTCTTGAAACTCTCTTGACGATTTTTCTTTAGGTCTTTAAAACTCAACTTATTTTCTCCTGTGATGTTGTGATCTTTGTGATGATGTGATCAGGGATTATCCCTACTTCTATTTATCACATTTCTATCGAAAATACCAGCAAATTCTAAGCAAATCTGAAATTATTTTCGATAAACTTATATAGCCGATCTGGACAGTAATTAAATTCAATTGACATCATATAGGCCTCATAGACAAGCTTTTGGAGTCTTCTAAATTCTGGTTCATAATCCACCATTTCTGATTCGAGCCTTATCCCTCTATCGGCACATTCCTCTTCAAGGTCATCATCAGATAAATCTTCGAAGAAATCATATTTTCTATATTCTAGCTCATCGATAAGATCATCTAAATCATATTCTTTAAGAGGCCGATCACTCATTCGAAATCCTTTGGAAGCTTGGGAGTTTTCTTGATGAAGTTCATCTTCTCGGCCACGATGAAGAGCCTGCTCTTGAACTCGGGGTCTTTTTTGAGAATGGGAACTATCGTGTCTAATTCAATACCATCTTTCTCACAGATTGTCAAGATTGAATCTATGAAGTCGATGTTTTTTTCACAAAGGGCCTCCACCTTGGCGCGGAAGGCCTCGATATCAAATTCGAACTTGTTCAAAACAATTCTTTCATGTTGGCGGCATATTCTCGGGCGAGAGTCAGCGCATCTTCATAGGAGTAAGTTGTAATTTGCTCTTCGTCGGTCAGGCGAGGAACGTAATCCCCACCGGCATGATCAATATCCTCCACGTAATATTTGACGCTCTTGGCGACGTTATAATCATTAGTATACGGATATTTACCGAACATACTGACTTCTAAACCGACGATAATCTTCTGCCTGACGACAGGTTCATAATAAATCTGTTCCGATACCCACTCCACGTCACCAATTCTCTGTTTAATTTGCTTAGTTCTTCTATAGGAACGGGCCACATAGAAGACATGTCCTATGGCATATTTTGTTCTGATTTCCATGTAAATTTCCTTCAAAATTGGCACCCTCGGCTGGATTCGAACCAGCGTTTGCAACTCCACTACAGATAACGGCTTAGAAGACCGAACTGGTTACGAGGGTATTAAATATTTATTCGCGTGTAAACCCCTTGAAGTCGGCCTTCTTATTAAACTCTTCAAGGAGAATATTTTCTACCTCTGCGAGTTGTAAAAGAGGGCTGGTGGCCTTAACCTCATGAAATTTACAGTCATATTCAACGAGAAGGTCTCGCCAGAATTTCATATCCGTCTCACGCTTATCACCGCCATAACGGAGTTGATCCGGCTCGAAAGGTATACTATCATTCATCAGAAAATAAATGTCAGATTTAGAAACTTTAAATAGGGTTTCACAAATCTTAGGCCATGAACCTTTCCACAGTTTATAGTATCCAATCGTGGAAAGCAAGTCCGTATCTTGAAGAATGAATGGAGTTAATTTCTCTCGCGCCACCGTCTGAGAAGCAAATTGTCCATAGACAATGTTTAACATCTTCTCATCAGTAATTTCAGGACCGACAGCCTCAAGATAACCACGAGCCCATTCTGGAACTCTTGTACTATCGAAAGACCCCCAATTAAATACGGCCCTAGTCATGGTGGATTTGCCCACAGACTCTTGTCCAAAAAATGTGGCCACGACACCATACTTCCGTCGAAGAGAAGGAACTAAATCATCAAAATTAGACAACGGATTGTCTCTGAGATGCGTCGCCTTTGACGCATTGATGACTCGATCAATATCAAAGGGAATGAAGCTTGCGCCGATAACCTTTGATAGTTCGATCCCATAATTTTCTGAGGCAAAGAGAAAATCAAACTTAGTCACGCCTGTTTCATCTTCGATCATCTCACACCAGAAGTTCCAAAAGTCAGGATGATCTGGTGGATTTTGAGGAACGTCATCATTCTGATTTAAATGAAAAATGAGATTACAGGAATCATAATAATTCTGAAATTCATTCTTCAAGGCCAGATAACGAACCCAACCATCCATCGGCTCGAAACTACGAGAGTTGATGAGAACATGCAACGTGTAATCATATCCCTCGGTCTCAAAAAAATCAAGACCAAACTGAATCAATGCCTTATGACCGTTGGTCGGAGGAAGAGCCGTCATCACGATGATGCCACGTCGCATGTTTTTAATCCTTAATGATTTACAATTTCAAACTTCTGAACGGCGGCGGTAATCGAAGGAGTCTTCATCGACTTCCACCAGAGATATAGAGCCCAGATAGCATTAAGAATGAAGAAACCCATCTGGATGGAAAGAATCTTCAGGTCTTCATTCCAGTAAACAAACACCGAAATGATGTCAACGGCAATCCAGAGAATCCAATTTTCGATTTTCTTATTGTCCAGCATGAACTGAGCCAAAATTGAAAGAACAAGAATTGAAGTATCCCATGCGGCATTTGTGCCACCAAAATAATTATTCGCTTCCATACAGGCCAGACCGACGCCTGCTGTCAAAACGATATAAACCGGCCACCACTTGGCTTCGATAAAAGTTACCGGGCGAGTGTCGGCATCGGGCTTCCATCGAAACCAGCCATATAACAAAGTCGGAAACAAGTAGACCTGTAGAGCCATCGAAGACAGAAGATTCGATTGATAAAACAGAAGACAGAGAGCGGCGACGGAAATTGCTCCAATCGGATAATTCCACCGAGACTGAAAGACGCACAGGAATGTACACCAATAAGAAGTGAATACAGAAAATGCCTCCAGCGGATTTACGCTCGGAATCCATCCAAAGAAGAGAGCAGTCTCATAAGAGATTGCCGTAGCAATCAGACCACAGACGATAGAAATACCTTGATTTTTCCAAAACATTTAATATCCTTTCATTCGTTTCATTATTATACTTCTAAGACTATAGCCGAAAAAAGAGGGTTTGTAAACCCCCTTCCTCGACATCGTAAGAAAATCAGGCCGACTTGACGGCGACATTCACATTTTGAAAATTGTGGTAGACGACCTTGTTATCGAGCATCCCTGTCGTCCAAGCCTTCTGGCTTTCCCAGACGGTATAAAGAAATCCATCCTCGGAATTCAGGTTGATGGCGATGTCGCAAGCATCGATAAAATCCTTGAAGGTTCCTACCAATTCTTGGTTAGCGCCGCCAATCACGATATAATTCATTGCACAAATCTCCAATTTTTTTTTCGCAGCCACCCCGAATGGCCTAACTGCATGACAAGAACCTACTCCTTCAAAATGGTTCCGTCAAGATAACGTGAGCGGAAAAAAAGAAAAAGGCCGGGAAGAACTCCCGGCCTTATTAATGACTAATTATGAATTAGGCGCGGCGTTTACCGATCATGGACTGTACGACATTTCCGATGTTCATTTCCGACGACTTGATACCAGTATGAGCAGTCGTCTTGTCACCATTTTCCTCGACGCTCACGATAAACGATGTTATGTCGTCACGCAGTCGGTGCAGGAAGGTCACCAGCGCATCATCCTTATTGGAAGCCTCATGAACCGGCGCAGGCGCGGGAGGGGCAGGTGCCGAGGCGGCGGTTTTGATTCTGGGATACGGGCTCTCGGTGGGCTGAAAATAAGGATAGGACTCTTCCATGTAGGTCTTCCCATTTTCCTTCATGTTATATGCGAGGGCGTGGTACCAGACGGAGGGAACAATTCTCCTACCATTTCTATCATCAATTCTGGCATTATTGATGGCGGCGAAGGCCTCGGATCGTGTGTGGCCTTTCTTCAGATTTGACATAACCTTGGCAACCTGAGCAGAAATGGTTTCATTTGATTTGATATTCATGATGAAATACTCCATAAGTCACGCTGAGGAAGAGACTATCTCTTCGGCGTCTTGTGTATGCCAGCATGTATATAAGATGTCAAGAAATTTTTTGTAAAGATAAGATTTTTATTGACAGGAACCTTTTGGACACATCAGAGTTGACAAAAAAAAATCCCCGATTTCTCGGGGATTTTCAGAGACTTAGGCTTTGTTGGCCATGTCAACGGCTAGGCTGAAGGCCTTCAGCTTCTTATCCTTTACCTGTCCATACCACATATTCTCGACCCGCGCTTCGTCGGTTCGGCCCATCAGGTGATCCGTGACGTAAGTAACGGCATTGAGAGCCTGCCACCAAGTTCCCGGCCCGAATTCAACACCGGGCTGATAGGCCAGAGCCTTGACGGCCAGAGTAGCATTCGAAGAGGCTTCCTTCGGCTTACGCTTGGAATTTTCCTTGA